ATCTTCACTAATATTACGTAAGAAGCCAGCAGATTCTAAATCTCCACTACGTAGATACATAGTAGTAGAACCGCTTACAGCTCTAGTTCCTGAGAACTGACCAATTGGCTCATTAAGTGCAGAGATCTGCTCTGGAGTGAGATATGTAATATTGTTATTATACTCGAAGTTCATAGAAGTTACTGGGAAAGTAAACTTTTCATCAGCTGCTGATGCAGTTGCTTTATGATGGAACTCAATAGCACTCAAACGATTCTTAATAAATGAGTTAGTAGTTACTGTACCGGCAACATTCATAGTATTAAATGGGTGATACGAAGATGCAGCACTAAGTGCATGAGCATTAGAGTTACCCACAACAGCTGTACCACCAGCATTTTTAATACCACCAAAGGTTGCAACAGCAATATCTCTAGGAGCGCCGGTAAGCTCTTTCATAACAGTACCGAATCCACTCCAAGTAACAGTAGCAATGTCTTCGATGCCTGCATCAACAGATGCTGAATTAACAGTAGCTTTGTCTACCTGATAAATAACATTATCAAGTTTAAAGTACATAAAGTATTCTGGAGCAACAGCCCAATTAGAGGTTGAAGCGTGAATACGAGTTCCAGCAGCAATAGTATTAGTTTTAAGAGTACCACCAGTTTGCCAAATAGATTGCTCTGCTACACGAGTAGCAGCTACTTGCGATTTTGTAGCAGCAAGAGTACTTGAAGTAAGAGCTTGCCACATATACCAATCTGCAAGAGGCTTTGTATTACCTGATTCATTAGTTTTTGCGACAGTGCCATTAGCAGCACCAGTAGTTTCTACACCTGTTGGGCGCATATATACTTGAATATTCCAATCAACAGGGTTGATTGCGGTATTAAATCTTTGTTGTGAACGATCAGGGCTAAGACCTGATTCGAGGGAAGTGATGTCTTGAGTAGCTGATGTAGAAGTAGCAGCAAAACCAGCCAATACCTCAAGTTTCCAGGTATTAGCCGGAGTCATTGCTACAGCAACTGACGCTGAACCACTAGTGGTACCAAGTATGTCAACTGTTGAAAAGAACACTTCAGAATTTCTCTGTAAATTGAGAGATGCCATGTTATTTCTCCTTAATTTTCTAGCCTATAGGCTGTGTTTAGATTAACCTCTGCTATTCCGTAAGGAGCAGCTAATCCTTCATCTGTAGCTATACTGTCTATTGTTATATCAAGTATACCTTTATCGGGATTTTCCCCCAGTTGGTGATAAACAACAAATTCAATGTCTTGAACTATATCATCTGCGAGGCTTTGGGAATTATCTTGTCCATATATGTATGCTCTTATAGTAACGTCTAATGTGGCTACCGTCAAATTTTTTGAATTAAAATCTCTATTTTCGGTTCCAGCAGATAGGTAAAGTGATGGAAAATCATTTACTTCATCAATAAATCTGATTCCCCTACTGACATTATTAAAAACATTTAAATTATATGTATAGTTAGTACCGCCAACAGCTTGTCCATCAATTTCTTTTAACTTATCCACTAAAAGCGCTACTATCTCTTTTCTTCTAGATGCCATTAGTTAGCCCTTACTATTAAAAAATTACGTGCAAATACTGCCGCAACTACTTGTCTAATAGCAGTAACAGTTTGCTCACCAGGAGTATATCCATAAGATTCTAATGATCTGTATAAAGGATTTATAGTATAGCTTATTAGGCTTTTTCTATAGTTAGGAAAAACTTGTACGCTACTAATAAAACGACCTGATCTATTTTTTAAGTCAGGAGGATTAGGAATTCCTGTTGTATCCATAGACTCAGTAAGTCTTTTTTGTACAAGTGCGGATAGTGCGACTCCTGATATAAAAGATTGAGCTGGTGACTGGTTTGTTTTATTTTTCTTTTTAGGCGGCGTAATATTAATGGTAGACATGGGAATACTACCGCCGGTAGGTATATCTATACTCAGCTGGGCGCCTTTATTACCAGGTCTTGATCCTACTTTTAATGTTCTCTTAGGTTTTCCAGTAAATTTTTTTTTAAGATTTTTTTCAAAATCTTTATTCATTTCAGTTCCGAGTTCGTTTTTTAGCTGGCTTAATAGATTCTTTTCAAAACTGTCACTTAATGCAACCGCTATTTTTAAAGAATTTTTTTCAGGATTTGCTAAAAATCTACTTACATTATCAATGCTTGCTTTGAAAGGAGGAACTTTAAACTTATTATAAGGAAAAAGAAGAGTTGTAGCCTCTATCCTGCGTTCTCCATTAACAGTTATCATTTTAGTCAAAGTTAGTGCTGAAGACTTATTATAAAACATTTGCCCAGCTGGAGTTTTTTTCAAAGCTTCTAATAGTTTTTTACCACCACCGCCTTGTGCATTTCTCAGACTATCAACACGTTTTGGAGTATTTATTTTTGTTCCTGTTTCTTCTAAAGCTGTTAATCTATCTTGACTTTTTTTCCTTGTGCCTCCAGCAGTAATCTCACCTATTTGAGTACCTTTACCAGTATCTTTTCGTGATAGTTTAAGTTCTAGACCTGTCTCTAGTAATCCTCCTGCAGAATTTCCTTTGTTAACTTCCTCAAATCTTTCTCCAAATATTTGTCTAAAAAACCCTTTAGGATTGTCTGTATCTTCATAGAATACATCTTTTGCAAGAGTCTTACTACCCCCTCTAACTGATGCACCAGTTTGTGTTGCTAAAAGTCTTTCTACGTTCAACTGAAACGATTGAGCTACCTCATCATATAGGCTGGGATTTCTAATTAGTGCAGCATATTGATCAAACTCTTTAGTATTTGTTTTATTCTCTACTAAATAGGTTTTAAAAGCTACTATGTTTTTACTATTATAAAGAGATCTTCGAGGAGCTTTCATTACTCAATAATCCTATATAAATCTAATATACGTTTAATATGTGGGGGAAAACTTGCAGCTAGTGGATATTTATCACCACGCTCACCTTCAAGAGAGAATCCTTTTTTCTCTTGGTCTTGTTTATAAATTAGTTTAACAGTATCTAAGACTGCCATTTTAATATCTGATGGTACATCAGCAGTTTCATAGCCACCACGATATTCAACTCTAACAGCAGCAGGAAAAGGAGCAAAAGAAGGAGGACCACTTAAAGTCATAGCTGGATAAGAGCTACGTACTACAGGATAAGTTCCTCTAGTTGACAAATTACCTGTATCTTTTGTAATCTCTCCAACATCTTTATTAAAACTATATTCACTGTAAGCATTGTAGGCATCTGTTACTTGAGTAGCTTTATTAGGGCCATCAAAGTGAAAAAGACTAACAGTGTCGTTATCAGTAGAGAGTCTATGAGTAGAAGGAGTAAAAGCTGATTTATATCTAGCACTATCTGATATTCTCAATTCGTCCATATATCCTACAAGTCCCTCACCTACTAACACATTACTAGTAAAACTATTATTACTAGCAGCAAAAGCAACATTTTGTATTAAATTACCATTTCTAAATAATCGCATTCTTTGTGCTTGATTGTCAAAAGAGGCTGCTACGTGCATAAATTCTCTTGGAGCATAATTAGAAGTAGTTCTACCAGTCTCAGGATCGCCTAGTGCTGTAATACTTGAACCACCTCTTCTAGAGGTAATACTTAGTGCATTAGCTGCGGCAAATTTAAGCTGTAAGTAGTTAGTAGAATCTTCGTATATAGTAAATATATTATTATCACCTATACCAGTAGTATCTTGTCTAACATACGCCTCTATAGTAAAATCTCCGTCTTCAAACTGTAAAGTGTCAGGAACAGTAGCTGCTTCTAAGTTATCTGCGGCTGCTACGAATTGTACAGAAGATTTACCAAAACGTTTTACTCTAGTATTTACATGAGCTTGACCATTAAAAGATATTGTTAAAGATTCTCCATCTGTAGTCACAGGTCTACCGATAGAAGTAGGATCATTTAGTATTACATCTTCTGTACCATCATATTCAGAAACTAAGTACACATTATTTAAAGGTAGTCTAGACGTCATGACAGAAGGAGTACCACCATCAAAAATCTCTACATAATCATTAGCTAATATTTCTTGACCTATATAGTGCTCTACCATACCTGTAGCATAGGTAATAGCATTTATTATACGAGTATCTTGGGTATCGCTAGATATAGATAAGTAATTCTTAACGTCAGCTAAAGTGACAAACGGATACTTACCTAGATTTTGTTGTAGTCTGTCTACCATAATGTGTCCTTTCTAGTTTATAACTAGTTATACTTTTTTAACAGGTGCTTTTGTAACTTTTTTAGCAGGTGCTACTGCTACTTTAGTTTGCTTTTTTTCTTCTAAAGTTTTGGGAGTACCTAATATAGATTCGGGGAGAGGTATTCCTTCATCCCATTTAGCTGCTAATAATTGTGCTTCATAATCACCATAACCATGTCTGTGTAAATATTTAACAACTTCTTCTTTTGTATTAATAAAATCAGGAATTACTGATATATCCATTATTCTTTCCTCTTAAAACATAGAAGGGGAGGCTGACCGCCTCCCCCAATTTTAGTATAGCAATGTTAGTTCAAATTATTGTGTACGAACATTAGCTGCGTAAGCATACTTAGTTGCATCAAGAGCAGCGGAAGCATTAGTAGTAAGTGCTTTAAAGTCAAAACGAGTTGACATATACATAGCAGTTACTTGCTGACGTGGTTCATACTCAGATTCAATCTCAATACCGCGGCGTTCTGCAATCATAAAGCCAGGCTTATAGATCATAGTACCGATAATACCTTGAGCTGCACCAGCAGTTTCGTCCAAGAACTCAGTAATGGCAATTGGAATACCAAATACTGCACCGACCGAACCTGTAAGGAACGTAGCGTTAGGACCAAAACTGTCAACAGTTTTAAAGTCTGCACTTGCTACGAGAGAGTTATAACCCTCAACAGTTGTGAGATATACAAGGTCATTACCAAGTTGCAATCCATACTTACCCAAGAGGGTACGTGCAGAAGCAATAGAAGCAGCGGTAGCAGCAGTAGCACCACCAGTATCATGGTTAAGACCTGCAATGTCATTAGCAAGCTGAGATACACCTTTAATTACAGATGCCATACCAGTCTTACGTGTAACAGCTGCGGAAGGAGCTTGATTAAAGCCACCAAGAGCACCAGTACCACGAAGAATTGATTTATCAATTGAACGGGCAAGACGACGAGTCGCTGCAGCACGCAGGAAGTCGATAAGAGGAAGAACTGTATCTTCTTCTTCGTCTTTTGCAAGGTGAGTAGACGCCATGAATTTATGGGGAGTAAAGTCTACTGAAGTGATAGTGTTTTGATTACTTTGAGGAACACGAGCTTGGTCGTTGATTCCAGTCGAGAAAGTTCCCGATGCAAACATTGCCACATCACCATCAGTATCTTCATCAGCGACTGGTACACGGAAATTACGAGCATCTACTGCCATGCGATTAAACATAGGAGCAATAATAAGTTGCTGTTCCATTTCAGTATAAATATTGCTAGAGAAGTTACTTAAGAACTGATCTACAGTTGTAACAGCTTTCATGCGTGAGCCATACTTAGTGTCAAATGCATCAGGTCTGTTGAGCATTTTGGAAAGCATATAGGCGTTAGCCATTTCTTTCTCACTATATTGTGCTTGAGCATTGCTACGTGAGTTTTCTTGGAATTGCATTTTAGATGTTTGCAATGCCTTAATCTCATCTTGGTATTTGCTCATTTGAGCTTTGAGTTCTGCCAACTCTTCGTTTTCACGAACAGCAACAGCTTTTTCTTGTGCGTCTGACTCTTTAATAATAGCTTCGCCAGTTTTTTCAACTAGTTGGGCAACTTGAGGCTCAGACACGGTTGCGACAGGTGCCGCCTTAGTCTCGATATTTGCCTCTTCTTTGAGGGTTTCGAGATTAATTGTATCTACGACTTGATCAGCCATGGGTTCATTCTCCTTATCAGAATTATTGTGAAGCTCTTTAGTCAGACTTTCGTTAGAATCCTTGTCTTCACCGATTTGTGTTTTGGTTTCGACTGGTGAAGAAAGTTCGTCTGCATTCACATTAAGAACATTATCACAGTCTTTTCCATTAGAGTCAATCTCTAAAAACTTAAAGATTGGGCTTTGGGCGGTTGCTAGTTTAACTACCCTAAACATTTTTTCGTTATAGTTTACTAAATCATTATGTTGAAGATTTTCAGTATCCACAGATAGTAAATTAATCATTGGAATTTCTTCGTCAGCATCTCTGACAACGAGTTCTTCTTCCTCTTCTTCTTTTACTTCCATTTCTTCTGCTTTTTCCTCAATATCAGATTCAGCTTTTACTTCAATTGACTCTTCGACTGTATCTTCAGTAACATCGGTTTTGATTTCCACCTCTAATTCAGTCTTTTCGTCAATATCTTCAATAGTGTCTTTTGCTTGAGACATTGCTTCCTCCTCTGTTGGAGATAGAGGACGTTCACTTACAATTTCCTCTGACTCCATGTTAAGAATGGGCACACCCATCATAGTAATATCGTGCGTATGTGGAGGTTCCCCCGCACTTAGCACAACACCGTTGAGGATGCGGTGTGCATGATTAGACATATGAGAGGCATAAGTAGTTACCCCATTATCGCTTGCATCTAATTCAACAGTATGATAATGACCACCAACTACACTGGTAATACCAGCAGTAACTTCGTTCATCATCTTTTGTTCATCGTGAGATACATCAGCATCTATTGATGTAACAAATTCTCTATAATCTTGTTCATTATCAAAACTTTTACGTATTGAAAATAATGAATCTTGATTACATGGTACACTTACTACAGATATTTCTAAAAGTTCTACATCTGTAATAGTCATAGAGTCATCTTCTCTATTATATTTTCCGTCTTTAACTCTAAAGCCTACTGAGAAACTTTTTAAAGCTCCATCTTTGATTAAAGTTTGTACTCCATGAAGCTTTTCAGCAGCATCGCTTACAGATCCTTCAACAAAAATACCTTTTTTATCAACTTGAATCTTATCAATACGACCAATAGGTGCATCATGTTTATGTTGATAAAGCATTACAGGATTTCTTCTAAAATTTTCTACACCTTTAGCCCATGCTTCGGCAGTGACAACGTCACCAGAACGATCTTTAGCAGTGGTATTAGCATATCCAGCAATTTTAAGAGATTTTGATCCTTTTTTTAAGGCTTTTGTTTCGAAGGAACTGTTTAGATATAATGTTTTATTCGTCATTTGTTGCTTCCTCGACTGTAGAATCCCCTTCAACGGGTCTTCCACCTTGTGTAGCGTCTGTTGCACTACCTGTTATATTTTGTGGTACTCTTATAGTATCATTATCTTCTAATTTTGGAAATTTTAATCCCTCACGAGCCTCATTTGGGGTTATGATTCCTGTATTAACCAGAGTAGAATAAT